AACGCCCCCGCGCACAATCACGGGCAGGAACGTGCCCACAGGCCGCAGCACAGGCCGGTGCACATCCTGCTCCAGCCGGTAGTGCGCGGGGTCAATCACCTCGATCTCATCCGCCCGGTTGCGCAAGCCAAGGCTCAGCAACGCCCGCACGGGTGCGACCGGCAAAGCCTGCCCTGTCGCATCCCTCCAGTGATGCACCGCCCAAGAAAATTCGCGCTCCAGCAACACCTTGCCGGTGCGCCCCTCGATGGCCGCCAGCGACGCACGCAGAAAACTTTCCAGAACCGGGTCCTGGATATCGTCATCGGCAAAGCCCGTGCCCAACCGCAGATGCGCCTTGAACTCCGCCAGCGGCAGCGCGGCCAGGGGCACCGCAGTTTCTTCGATTAACATCATGGACCTACTCCATTTATCCCGGACCCCTCCGGTGGTTCAGGCGCGCGCCATTCCGCGTTGCACGGACGGAGGGGACAGTTGGACAACGCCTCGCCCGAACGGCACGCGCCCCAGGGCAAGGGGATCACCCCCGCCCCGTCGCCGCGTCCTCAGGAAACGGCAAACTTCAAGAGCTTGATCGCCTTGAAATCGGACACATCGCCGCCCACCCGCTTGGTCGCGTAGAACAGGACATGCGGCTTGGCGCTGTAGGGATCACGCAACACCCGCAAATCCGGGCGCTCGGCCACGGTGTAGCCCGCGTTGAAATCGCCAAAGGCGATGGCATTTGCCCCGGTCGCGATGTCGGGCATATCCTCGGCGATCAGCACCGGGTAACCCATCAGCCGCGCAGGTTCTCCGGCGGCCAGACCGTCCGACCACAGAAACCGCCCATCGGCATCCTTCATCTTGCGAATGGTGCCTGCGGTTTTGGAATTCATCACAAAGGTGCCGTTCGCCCGGTACTGCGCGCCCAAGGCATAGACCAGATCGACAATCGGATCAGGCCCCGAAATCGCGCCCGCAACGCCCGTGGGCACATACCCCAGATTGCCCCAGACCCAGACATCATTGTCCACATTCGGATGCGTCAGGAACCCGCGTGGCTTGTCCACCCCATCGCCCGCAACGAACGCCGCCGCCTCGGCGCGCGCGAACTTGTCGGCGATGCGCCCTGCCAGCCAGCCCTCGACGTCAAAGGCACTGTCATCCAGCAGCCGCTGGCTGGCCTTGGGCAGCGCGCTCAGCTCATGTAGCGGGATGCTGATGCGGTCGATCACCGGCGTATCGCTCTCGGACACTGTGCCGCTTTCCGTGGCCCAGCCATGGCCCACATCAGTGTGATCCACCAACACATCAAAACTGGTGGCCTCGACCGCCACCACATTGGCAACCGCCCGGATCGACGCGGTGGACCTCAGCACCGAGCGGATCGTCTCGGCGGTTTGCGGATCGACCAGATAGCCGCCTTCCCCCGCAATCGCGGTATTGAGCGCCTTGCCCTCCAATTCGAGGCCGCGCAGCCCGTCATCGTCGCCACCGCGCAGATAGGCGTCAAACGCCTTGCGATGCGGCGCAGAGCCGTCAGAACTGGCCGCCAGATGCGGACGCGCAAGCGCGATGGATTTGCGTTCAAACATGGTCATTTTCTCTTCTTGCTGTTGCAGTCGGTTGTGAATTTCGGCCCGAAAGCCACTGAACTCGCTCAGAAACCCCGCCACTGCGGATTTCACCTCGGCCACCGGAGACAGATCTTCCCCGGCCCGAGCCTTTGCTTGGGTCATCATCATTCCATCCTTCAGGTTTGGGTCCTCGCTCGGGCGCTACACCTGCGCCATCTCCCGGCGGGCCGCGTCGAACGCCGCCGCCATCTCGCGCAGGGCTTGGGCCTCAGGGGCATCGCCCTTGGCCGTCACCCGCGCACTGGGCAGCATCGGGAAGGTCACCAGCGACACTTCCCACAGCTCCAGTTCCGTCAAGAGCCGCTGGCCCTTGTCATTCTTCACCGCGCGCAGCGTCCGGTATCCGATGCTGAGGCCATCAATCGCCCCCGCCGAGATCAGCGCTGCCGCCTCACGCGCACGCGCGACATTCTCCAGAAGCCGCCCCTTGACCCACAGGCCCCGCGCATCCTCGCGCACCTCGTCCCAGATGCCGATTGGTTGCGCCGGATCATGCTGCCACAGCATCTTGACGCGCCGCCCCTCCTTGGCCAGCCGCGCGAGAGAGGCCACATAGGCCCCCCGCTCGACAATATCACCACCCTGATCGGGGGCTCCGAACAGGCTGGCGTATCCCTCGATCTGCCCGGCGTCGCTTACGCTCAGCACCGCCCCATCCAGCCGCGCGAATTTGCGTTCCAGCCCTGTATCCATGTCCATCCGTCTCATCCTTTCGCTCTGCCTCACCCCGGCAACACCGCCAAAAGCGGCTGAAACGCCTGCGCGAGGATCGCTGCCACCACACCGTAAACCGCCAGCCACAATCGCCGCTCCAGCCGCTCCAAGGCCGCCTCGGTGCGCTCCAACCGCTCGGTCATCGCGCGGGTCTGAAACTCTGAAACCCGCTCATGCGCCTCCATTCGCAGCCCCGGCGCACAGTCGAACGCCTCGAACCCATAGCGCGGCGGCGGAACTCCCCGCTCAGCCATTGACCTCCTCCGCCGCCAGTGCAGGCAGGCCCAAAAGGCTGCGCTTTTCTCCATCGCTCAGGAAGTCTGCCGAACTCACCCGTGCCCATTGCGCATCACGCTCTGCCGCCAGCGCCGGCACCTGATCGAGATCGGGCGCAAGGTCCAACGCCTCGCCGCTCATCCGCCCTAGCCACGCCGCCATCGTCGCGGCCACCCGCATGGCCAAAGGCAACACCGTCAGCCGGTAAAACGCGCGATTGGCCTCCTGATAATTCGCGAATGTCGCATCGCCGGGAATACCGAGCAGCATCGGCGGCACGCCAAAGGCCAGCGCAATCTCGCGCGCCGCACTCTCCTTGGTCTTCTGGAATTCCATGTCCGATGGGCTGAACCCCATCGGCTTCCAATCCAGCCCGCCCTCTAACAGCATCGGTCGCCCGGCATTGCGCGCACCCTGATGATGCGCCTCCATCTCGCTGACCAGCCGGTCATATTGATCGCCAGACATCGCCCCTTGGCCCTCCGGCCCCTTATAGACAATCGCACCAGAGGGGCGTGCCGCATTGTCCAAAAGCGCCTTCGACCAACGGCTTGCCGAATTATGCACATCCACCGCCTGCGCCGCCGCCTGCAAAGGCGACAGCCCATAATGGTCGTCCTGCGGGTGAAAGGTCTTGATATGACAGACGCAGGGTACGCCCTCGCGCACATCGAACCGATGCTTGCGCCCCGCCACGGCATATTCATAGGCCACGGGCCAGCCATCCGCCCCCGGCACCACGCTCATCCGGTCTGAGCGCAGCACATGCAGTTCCAACGGCATGCCCCCCGCGCCCACCGCCTCGATATAGGCATTGCCCGTCAACAAGAGCTGGCCATAAAGCGCCTCAAAAAGCTCCGCCCGCCCCTGCGCCGGATTGGGGCATTTGATCAAGCTCAGCACCGGATGGACGGCAAAGCGCTGCTCAGAATTCTGCAACACCAGCGGCAGCGCCGCCGCCGCCTCGGCAATCATCTTTACACAACGAAACCCCACCGGATTCCCCGAAAACCCGGTGCGCGTCAGGCTGACGGTATCGCGCGGGCTCCAGGCCACACGCCCCGCGCCATGCCACGCCATCACACGGCCAGCCGCGCTTGCCTTTTGTTCGGGTGCCGCGTCGGGGGCACCGCCCCCTTGCCGGAAAAAATCCAGTATCATCGCGTTACTCTCCTTGATCCCGCTGACGCCGGGCCTCTTGCCCGCTTGAAAGGCATCAGACCGTCAAAGGTTTAAGGAAAGTAAACCAGACCGAGCGGGCCAGCGCTCAGACCCCCAAAGCCTCGCGCAACTGCGCCAGACGCGAGCGGCTGACAGGCGTGGTAACGTCTTGCCCGCCAAGGCGAAAATGGCACAGCCCATTGTCCTTGCGCCGCTCAAAATGTGCCACATGCGCGGGGTTCACCAAATAGCTGCGATGCACCTTAAGGAATGGGCCGGGGCTCAACCGCCGCTCCGCCTCGGTGATCGACCAGGTGCAGAAATGCTTGTTGGCCCCGGCATAAAGCAGCGTGTAATGCCCCTCGGCCCGCAGAAACGCCACATCACGCGCATCGATGAAATGGG